GACGATTGAGAGCTTGTCCCTTCTCCCTCCCCGGCGTCTGATTGCTTGATGACGAGGCCGGGGGGGTTGCTGAAACGAATAGACTCACGCAAGAGTCAAAGGGAAGAGCAAATGGCACGAACGCCTACACCGAACAAGCGTACCCCAGTACGGGAGCAGACCATCCTTCTCGCGCTCGAGTGGGGCGCGACGTTTAGCGCCGCGGCCAAACTCGCAGGAGTCTCAACGACAGCTCTTACCAAGTGGCGCCGGGCTGATCCCGATTTTGAGCAAGCAGTGAAGCGGGCGAAGGAGCGGCTCCACGCCAAGCAGAGAAAGGCGCTGGGCGATTGCGAGGAGGAGCAGTGAGCGAGACTAAGAGCGACGTCGTCGCGTGCCTCGAGCTCCTCGTCGATGTCGCGGAGCAGATCCTCCGGGGGCAGGAGCCATGGGCGGAGGTCGCGGTCGCTCAACTGACTCAATACCTCGTCGATGCTCGGGAGGTCGCGCGCGGAGCTCCCCCGCCTCTGCGGATCACCTCTGTCGGCGCCTTCCACTTCGGCGAGGGTTATGAGCCCTTCGACGTCGAGGGACAGCACCAGGAATGGTTGCGTGATCGTATCGAGGCCTATGAGCGCCTCGCCGGCGCCTATCAGCGCCTCGCCGAGGAGATGAAGCGGCGCCAAGAGGAGGGGCTGTGAGGTATATCAGCTCCAACTTCAGCTTCAACTTCTTCCCCGACACCGAGGGGAGCGTCGAGTTCTCGCCGATGAGCTCGACGGAGGCTTGGGAGTGGTTGCGCGAGGAGAGGGTCACCAATATCGTCAAGCCGCAGCATGAGCTCTCGGCGAGCATCGCGCGGTGGGCGACCGGGAGCCCTCCCCTCAACCGAGCCGTGACCTTGTTCCAGGGTGACGAGCTCCTCATCATGTTCCCCCCCCAGCGCAACCAGCGCCAGGAGTGGGACCACTGTCGGTTCATCCTCGTTTATGTCGACTTCTCTGGGCGCCTCGAGGACGAGAGTGAGTCATGAGCCGCTACCTTCTCCGGAGATTCCCGACATATCGCCTCCCTCCCGAGGCTCTCGTCGAGGTCAAGAATTGCACCTTCCTCGAGGCGGCGAGGTGGGCGCATAAGGCAGACCTCCATAACCTCATCGACCGAAACTCTAAAATTGCTCACTTCTCGCGCTCGCTGGCTCCGCTTCGGCCGAGGCATCGGCCAGACTTCCTCGCGGAGGGGGATGAGCTGATGATTATGGCGCCTCACCCTCGCGGCGTGGAGCCCAAGAGCTTGGGTGACTTCCGCTTCACTTGGGTCCGGATTCGCGAGCTCTCCCGTGCGTCTGGTTAACCTCACTCCGGACCCGGTCTGCCTCTTCGACGCCGAGGGGAACCTCTTCGAGGAGGTCCTCCCCTCGGGGCACCTCGCCTACGTCGAGGAGGAGTCAACGGAGCTCCCGAGCCTCGAGGGGCTTCCGATGCGGCGGGTCATCCGCGGGCAGATCATCGGGCTCCTCAAGCCGGAGCCGGGGGTCCTCCAGATCGTCCCGACGATGGTTTTCCACCTCGCGCGGCGCGTCGATGTCGTCGCTCCAGGTCCGGTCCTCCGCGACTCCAACGGACGCGTTCGCGGCTACCTCGGCCTTACTGCTCACCTCGCGTATAGGTAAGCTGGCCTCCGATAGGAGGTAGCTATGAGCTCTAAATCAATCCGCTCGTGGGTCGCGAGCTTGCTCTTTCTCTTGATGGTCTTGTTGATCTTGTCTTTCCTCGCGCAACGCCAGATCCCCGAGAAGAACAAGGACATCATCGTCAGCATAATCGGGATGATCGTCGGGAGCATGAGCATGGCGATCTCGATCTTCGTCGGCCGCGACCCTGATGACGTCGCTCAACTCCGGAAGGAGCTGGAGAGCCTGAACGATGACCGCTCGACGCTGATCGCTCGGCTCCGCGACGCGCAGATCGACAAAGACGTGCTGAGGAAGCAGCTCGAGGGCCTCCAAGGTCTGGTCATCGAGCGCCTCTCCCTCCTCGCCGGAGACCGGAAGCTCGGCGAGCTCGCCGACATCTCCCATCATCGCGAGCTCCCCGCCGAGTTCGCCGAATGGATCCCCCAAGCGAAGGAGGTCCGCTTTGAGACGCCGCCGCCGAGCCAGCCGCGGCCGGTCGCTCCTCCGGCGACAACTCCAGCGCCGCGGAGCTTCGACGATGTCATGGGCGGCGGCGACTAGAAGAGCGCTCCTTGGTCCCACGGCTTGACCTGACGGCCTCCCCGATGGGCGAGGCGCGGCCGGCTCTCGCGAGAGGCGCCTCTCTTCCGGCGTCGCTCAAAGCTCGCCTCCTCGCCCCATCGCCAGATGATGCAGTCATAGCGGAGCGCGTCGAGAGGGTCCTCCCGGCCATCCTTCACCGGGAGCTCTTTCCGCGTGTCCCACCGATACCCCTCGAGCGCCTTCCGGAGTGAGTTCCCGGCGCATCGCCGACCGGCCTCCCAGACCTCGCGCGTGACCCGATATTGTCGGCGCCATATCGCCCGCTTGACGCGGTGGACGCCGTTGACGATGTCGGTCCGGACCGGGCTCGTGGTCTGCCGGAGCCGGAGGCCGACGCCATGGGGCGGCGCTTTAGAGAGCACCTTGAAGGAGCTCATCGCGGTCTGGTCATTCCGCGCGGCGCCGGCCTTGTCACCGGCTCCGGCGTCCAACCAGATCCGCGCTCCAGGCGCGCTCGCCCGATGGCTCCGCGGCCAAGCGACGGCGAGGATGAGGCCGACGAGCTGATCGAGCGTCACCTCTTGCGGGTTGATCTCGGCGCAGATGATGTCCGCGCCGAGTTCGGGGTCATGAGCGATGATGAGGACCGACGGCTTACGGAAGCCCCAGTCAATAGCGATCCTCGCCTCCATATCCTCGCGGTACTTCCACCCGTCGACGATGTTCTCCTCCGACCACTCCGAGTAGACCGAGCCGGTCGGAGGCGTCGGCTTGTTCATGATCATCGCCTCGCGCTCCGCCGGCGGGAGGGCCTCGGTCGCCTTGAACCACGCCTCGGAGAGGTTGGCCCGGTTGGCGTAGCTCGTGTGGAAGATCGCGGGACAGCCGTTATCCTCGGCCATCCGGACCCACCACGCATCGGCGACCGGGAGGCCGACCATAACGAGGATAGGCGACGGACCCGAGCGGAGGCGGCCGAGCGCCTTTTGGGCGACCTCCTCGGTCATCGTCTGGCTCTCGTCGATGAAGGCGGCGCCGGAGACGTTGATCCCCTCGAGCGGGTTATGCGAGGAGTCGCGCGTCCCCGGCCGGAAGTAGGCGCGACACCAAACGACGCTCCCGGTCTGAGGGTCGGTCCAGGTCCCCTTGAGCTGATTCCACTCCCACCCGAGCGGCGCGAGCCACTTCTCTATCTCGGGAGCGAGGACGGTCCGGTAGCGCGGCGAGGTGTCGGTGATGAGAAGCGAGGAGCTCCCCGGTCTCGCGTGAGACATCGCGAGGATCGCGAACACTAGCGCGCTCGTCTTACCGCTCCCCCATCCAGCGCGGACCGCGATAAAGGTCTGCTCATGGGCAAGCGCTCGGAGGAGGTCTCGCTGTAGCGGGTTGAGCGTCGGCGTCGTCGTCATGATTTTATCTTTATACTGAAGAGGTGTATGGTACTGAACAAAGTGGAGGCTCTCCTATGTCTTATCGTACAGGGTACACCCGAGCGCGCGACCTACCTTATCGCGGCGCTCCCGCCGTGGCGCCGCTCGGTCAACGCGGTATCACGGGGACCTACCTATCCGGCGGCCAGATCGTCGGCAAAGAGCAGAACCTCCGCATCACCGGGCAGAACTGGATCCAAGAGGCCGAGGAGATGCTCGCGACGGACCCGACTGTCGCGGCGTCGTGGCGTGTACTCAAGCAGACCCTCCTCGAGGCGAGCTGGCGCTGGATACCAGGCGACGAGACCGACGAGCACTCGAAGGAGCTCGCGCGATTCGCGAATGAGTGTTGGGGGACCGACGGCTATCCGGGGATGATGACGACCTCGTGGGAGGATCAGCTTCAGTATCTCTGGGAGTTCGCGCCTATCGGCTACCGCTACGCCGAAGAGGTCTACCGCATCGCCCACGACGAGCGCGGCGTCCCGCGTGTCTGGCTCGACCGCTACGCCGACCGCGAGCCGAGCGCCCACCTCCGCTGGGAGTCGGCCGATGGGCAGAACCTCGACGCGGTGATTCAGCAGCTCCGCGGGAACACTCTCCCGCCGGAGCCTATCCCCGCCTCCAAGCTCCTCCTCCTCACGCTCAACCGGACCGGCTCGAACTTCGAGGGCCGAGGGCTTCTCCGTCCGGCGTGGTGGTGGTGGCGTTTTAAGCAGCGAACGGCGAACTTGTTAGGGGTCGGGATGGAGCGATGGGCTGTCGCGACTCCCCGCGTCTCGGTTGATCGCTCCGCCGCTGAATCCGCCGGCCTCACCGACACCGACATCGACGAGATGATCGACCGCGCGGCCGCCCAGGCGCAAGCCTACATCGCGCAG